TCTCGTGGCTGTTAAAATTTACATCCGCCCCGAAGAGCTGAAGACGATCACGCGGGAAGACGGCACGGAAGTGACGCTTTACCTGCCCGACACGGTTCGCGCTGAAGACAAGTATTCCTCGGTTTCTGCCTTGGTGTGCGCCGTTGGGCCTGAAGCCTATCAGGGCGAGAAGTTCGAGCGTTCCGGGCCGTGGTGCAAGGTCGGCGACTGGATTCTGATCCCGCGCTACGAGTCGACAATGGTTTCTTATCGCGGCGTTGCAATGGCGCTGCTGCCTGATGATCGCGTCATGGCGGTTATTACCGGGCCTGACGATGTCGCATCGGGCAAATCCGCTGGTGATTTTTAAGGAGTAGAGCATGTCAGAAGACACAGAAATTCCAGAACTGCCTTTGACCGAAGAGGGTGCGACGGAGGACATCGACATCGAGATCACTGAAGACGATCTCGGCGAAAGCCTCGGCGATTACGAGGAAGAAGATTCCGAAGAGGAGCCCGAGGAAGAGGAAGAGCCTGAAGAGGAAGAAGAGGAGCCCGAAGAGGAGGCTCCGAAGCGCAAGCGTTCGCCTGACAAGCGCATAGCCGAACTGGCACGCAAGGCAGCTGAAGCCGAGCGTCGTGCGCAGGAGGCAGAGTCTCGCCTGCAGAATGAAGCCCAGATGCGGCAGCAGTCTGACCTTGCGATGATGACGCACTACAAGAACAACCTCATCAACGAAGCCAACTCGGTCAAGCAACAGCTTGTGGAAGCTCACTCTATGGGTGACAGTGAGCAGATCATCGAACTGCAGAGCGTTTACTACAAGCTGCAGAACGATCTCGCTGGCGTCGAGAACTGGGAGGCTCAGCAAAAGGTTTCGACCCCGCAGGTGCAGCAGGAAGCCCAGCCCAAGACCGGCCCGCAGGCCACGCTTGAGCCGCGCACAGCCAGCTGGATTCAGAAGAACGAGTGGTTCCAGCCGCAGTCGCCTGAGTTCGATCCTGAGATGCACGAAGAGGCAACGCTGTATGCGCGCCGAATCGAGCGTCGGTATCGCGCTGAAGGCCGTGACGACGAAATCGGTGGGGTGGATTACTTCACAGAAATCGACCGCCACATGCGCAAGGAATATCCTGACGCATTCACAGCTGTATCAGCCCCAAGCAAAAGAACGCCGCCAATGTCTCGTGATTCCAATGTTGCCCCTGTCCAGCGTAGTGCGCCGAACCAGCAAGGCAAAAACTCCAAGACCATCCGCCTTACAGCCGACCAGCGTCGAATGGCGCATCAGCTGGCCCAATCAGGTGCAATTCGCAACCAGAAGGGTGGGCGCATGACTGACCTTGAGGCTGAAAAATACTACGCAGTTCACATGATGAAGCAGAATAAAGGATCGTAAAAATGGCACGAGCATCGAGAATCTCGCAGAGCCGAGCAGCAGAATCACGCGAAGCAGGTATGCGCAAGCGCCCTGAGACGCACTTCCAATCCAAGCTATATGTTCCCAAGGACAAGATCCCTGCGGGCATGACATACGCTTGGGTTCGCGAATCAACCCTCAACGAACCCGATCCAGACAACATGACGGATCGCATGATCAAGGGCTGGGCTCCAGTTCCTGCATCACGCCATCCTGAGATGGTTCCTCCGCCCCTTCCGGGCTACGAAGGCATCGAAGTTCAGGTTATCCGTCGCGGCGGCCTGATGCTCTGTGAATGCCCGACACGGGATGTAAACGAGCGTATAGAAGATCGCGATCTGGAGAACATCGAAACCCTGCAGGACGTGGCATGGACTGGTCAGAGCGACCCGAATCTGCCGCGCTTTGAGGATAAAGACAGCGGCGTCTCGTTCGAGCGCGTCACGTCGTTTAAGGACTAGCCTCCGGCCACGGCGCACTGACACGCGCTGTGGGAACTGCCTCCACCCGGGCGGCTGGGTGGGGGCCTTTTTTATGCTGTTGACGCATATGTTGAATTGAGTTATTTCTGATGACCTCGACGCAGGTCACGTATCCTGCACCTCGATGGTGGTCACGTACCCACTCCCTCGGCGGGTAGCCGTTTCGATGTCGCGTCACGTATCGCGGTACCTAGCAGGCAGGTTAAAGCCGAATCATTCATTTTAGCATGGAGAAACCGTATGTCTTACGGAACGAATGCGCCTAATGGTTTTCAGCCCGTCAAAAAACTTGATGGTTCTGCTTGGACTGGCGCGACAAATCCTTATGAAATTGTCACCACCTACGCGACTGCAATCTTCCGTGGCGACCCCGTCACGATTGGCTCGTCCGGCTTCCTCGAAGTTGGCACGGCAGGCAACACCTGCGTTGGCGTATTCTGGGGCGTAAAGTGGACCGACTCGACTGGCCGCGTGCGCTTTGAGAACTACTGGCCGGGCAACCCGGGCGTACTCACCGGCTCGACCGTTGAGGCTCTCGTGATCGACGATCCGGATACCGTGTTCTCGGTTCAGGAAACCAGCGGAACTGGCACTGCCGGCACTCCGATTGCCCTCGCTGATCGCGGCCTGAACATCAACTTCCTCTACACTGCTGGTTCGACTGCAACGGGTTCGTCCGCTGTTTCGATCAACAATGCTTCGGAAGGCACCAGCAACACGCTGAACTGCAAGATTCTCCAGCTCGACCCCACCCCGGGTAACGCTGTTGGTTCCTTTGCTAACTGGCTCGTCATCCTCAACAACCACCTGTACAAGGGTGGCGTGACTGGCCTCTGATCGGTCGAGCAAGGAGATTTGAAAAATGGCTATTAATACAACCGCAATCCGTGACCTGCTCCGGCCCGGTTTGGCCGCCGTCTTCGGCGACTATCCGATGTATCCGGGCCAGTGGTCGGAAATCTTCGAGAAACATTCGTCCGACAAGGCCGTTGAAATCGAAGTCGAAGTCAAGCTGCTCGGCTTGGCGCAGATCAAGGCAGAAGGCGCTTCGACCGCTTACGGCGAAATGGGCCAGCGCTATGTAACGAACTACGTGAACCGTTACACCAGCATTGGTTTCATCATCACCCGTCAGGCGATCAAGGACAACCTGTACCAGTCGTCGTTCCCGCTGCAGGCGAAAGCTCTTCGCCAGTCGATGGAGCAGACCAAGGAAGTTCTCGGCGCATCCGTGCTGAACAACGGCTTCTCGGCCAACTTCCCCATCGGTGACGGCCAGCCCCTGTTCTCGACGGCTCACCCCATCGAAAACGGTGTTGTTGCCAATACCTTCGCGGTGCAGGCTGACTTGAACGAAACGTCGCTTCAGGATGCCATCGTTGGCGTTCAGCGCTTCCGTGATGCTGCGGGTCTCCGCATCATGACCAAGCCTACGAAGCTCATCGTTCCCGCCGAACTGCAGTGGACGGCAACCCGCCTGCTCCAGTCGCAGTTCCGCGTCGATACGGCGAACAACGACATCAACGCGATCTACAACAACTCGGCGGTTCCGCAGGGTCATCGCGTTAACATGTTCCTCACGGACACGAACTCGTGGTTCCTGCTCACCGACGCTCCGAATGGCTTCAAGCACTACGAGCGTGAAGCTCTGGAAACCGATGTCTACACGGACTTCGACACCGACAACCTCAAGGCGAAAGCCATCGAGCGTTATTCGTTCGGCTGCTCGAACTTCCGCGCAGGCTGGGGTTCACAGGGCGCTTCCTAATCGGCCTCAGGGGGGTGGCATCCGTCACCCCCTAAATATGGAGAAAATTCATGACTCATTTCTCTGACGGCGTTCGGGAAGGCAGAAACTTCGCCAACAACGGAACCGCTACCGAGCCCGGCGTTCGGATGTCTCCGATCAATGTGTACAACGTGGTTCCGGCTGCTTTGGTAACAAACGGCATCTGCGCACAGCAGACAATCACTGGCGCAGCTAACGCTGTCATCAATGGTTCTCTGGCTTCGGGCGGCGTCGCTACCTTGGACGTTCCGCGTAACGTCATTATTGACGCAGCTGGTGCGGCTACGGCTGTTCTGACTATCTTCGGCACTGATGCCTACGGCATTCCGATGTCGGAAGCGATCACACTGAACGGTACGACTGCGGTTTCCGGCAAGAAGGCATTCAAGACCATCACTCGTATCGCATCAAGCGCTACGGCTACTGACATCTTTGTCGGTACTGGTGACATCTTCGGCCTTCCGATCCGTGCAAACACCCGCAACTACGTCCTGACCGCATGGAACGGCGCATTCGTAACGACCGGCACATTTGCTGCCGCTGACGCGACTGCTGCCACGACCACGACCGGTGACGTTCGCGGAACCTACGCGGTTCCCGATGCTGCCGATGCAGTGAAGCGCCTGACCGCTTGGGTCTTCGTCTTCGACGATGACACTCAGGCTGGCCTCTACGGCGTGCCACAGGCATAATGATTGGGGCGGCCTACGGGTCGCCCTAGTTACATGGAGACGGCTATGCGGTCGAAGAAGGACTTTCAGTTCAAGGCAAAGCATAAGAACCCCAAGGGTGGCCTCAATGAGGCTGGCCGGAAGGCGTATAATGCGGCCACTGGCAGCAATCTAAAACGCCCGCAGCCGGAAGGTGGATCTCGCCGTGACAGCTTTTGCGCCCGAATGAAGGGCATGAAAAAGAAGCTGACATCGGCCAAGACCGCAAACGATCCGGATAGCCGGATCAATAAATCACTCAGAGCATGGAATTGCTGACATGAAGGTATGGCAGAAAACTCGTCCTAAATCTCTCGGCAAGCCAAAGCCGCTGTCCCCCGCCCAAAAATCATCCGCGAAGGCCGCCGCCAAAAAGGCTGGGCGTAGCTACCCAAATTTGGTTGATAATATGCGTGCGGCCCGGAAGAAAAAATAAGGATTTATAGACATGATCACCAGAGCTTACCAAAATTCCAAAGGCGAACGTCAGGAAGTAACGCTGCCCGTTGAAGCGTGGGAAAGCATTACCGAGGTGGACCTTGCAAATATCCTTGGATTTGCCGAGGAACCTGAGGTAGAACCCGCTCCTGAAGCAGTGGAGGCTCCAGTTAAGAAAAGGCGGGCAAAATGAAGCCGATTGTACAGACGCTGACAGACGCATCTGCTGGTGCGAAAACGTCCAATCCGATCATCATGGATTATTTTGGCAAGCCGGAAGTTTCCCTTCAGGTCGTCGTAAGCGGCGTCGTAAACTGGACCATTCAGCAGACGCTGGATGATCCGAATAACGGCGGCACAGTTACATGGTTCCCCCACCCTGACACGAATCTGGTCGCGCAGACCGTTAACCGTCAGGGCAACTACGCTTACATTCCAGTGTCTGTTCGGCTTCTGCTCAGTAGCGGGTCGGGATCGGCAACGCTCACCGTCGTCCAGACCGGGATCTAATCTATGGCCGTAGGGCTCTACAGCGGCGTATCTGGGCTTGCGGTAGGTGTCGGCCTATACAAAGGCGTATCCGGCCTGTGGGGTGGCTCCAGCGGCCTTATCAATGGCTTTGGCGGAAGCGGTCCGTTCCCCGGCGCTTCGCTGTACCTCGACTTCCTCACGCCCCCGCTTGACAGCCGCATCACATTCTCACGCGGCACGAACGCCACGCTGGTCGACAGCACGGGGAAGATCACTTACGCACCTGCGAATTTGCTGTTGCAGAGCCAGACGTTTGAAGACGCTTACTGGTCTAAGTTTGGGACGGGTGTGGCAGTTCCGCCGGTAGTGACCGCTAACGCAGGTGTTGCGCCAGATGGGACGACCACTGCGGATCGTGTGCAGTTTAACTGCGTTGATAATACAAACTCCGCCAACCGTTCTTGGGTTAATCCGACTAGCCTATCTCAACCTGTGGGGCTAAATTATGTTGGGTCTGTTTGGGTCAAAGCCTTCGACCTTGCGAGTGTAGGCCGAACACTGCGGCTAGCTATCGACAACTTAGCAGGTAACGTATTTACCGTCACAGCTGATTGGCAGCGTATATCTATTACTGGTCTGGCCGTGGGGACAATCGGTAACTTCCTCATCGAAACCCGTGGCACATTTACCACACAGACTGCCGACGTACTTCTGTGGGGCGCACAACTCGAACCCGTCACCTACCAGACCACGCCCGGCCCCTACGTCGCCACCACAGCCTCGGCCTTTTACGGCCCCCGCTTTGACTATGATCCTGTCACGCTGGCACCTCGCGGCCTGCTGATCGAGGAAGCGCGGACGAATTTGCTGA